ATTTTGGTCTGGCGGTTTCGATGATCGCGGCCTATCAACGTGAGGTTGGTCGTCTGGCTGAAATCGAACGTCAGCGTGCGAATCGCCCGGTCAGCCAGTTCGTCGGCACCATCGGCAAACGTGAAGAGTTCACGGTCACCGTAAAGAAGCTGGTCGGCTGCGAAGGTTCTTACGGTCACACCACGCTCCACATCATGGAAGATCAGGCAGGTAACAAGCTGTCCTGGTTCGCTTCTGGCTATGCCAAAATGGAAGAAAATTGCACTTACGTCATCAAGGCCACGGTCAAAGCGCAGGAAGTCTATCGTGGCGAGAATCAGACTCAGCTTACACGGGCCAGCGTCGTTTCGGAGGTTGGCCCCGTAGCCCTTCCTGATGCGATGGTTCTCTTCCCGGCTGTTGCATAATGACTGGTGAGATGCTATTCTCAAAGTAGACATGAATAACATTGCAGTCATTTACGCTCCGTTTCAGACGCCTTCCCTTCGAGGGTATCACGAGGAAACGATTCGGGACATTCTAAAAGATCACAACATCACAATCATCACTCTCCCAGTAAATCGTGTTCCGTTCAGTAAAAATGCTCCATTGGATTTTACGATGCGAATGGAAATGATCGAAGATAGATTCATCGGAAAAGTTCTTATCGTGCCTGTCACCCAAAAGAAATATCTTTGGGATCAGACTAACACCTTAGAACAGGCTGTAATCAAAACGCTATCCGATCATTACATCGAATACAATCCTCAAGCCATTCATTTTTTCTCTGATCGGACGCAGCCGCCTTTGTATTGGTTGACTGCCAGAACAAATTTTCTCTATCACGAAGTTACATCCCGCAATTTCGTCATCAAAAATCCGTACTGGCCGATAACAGATGAATGCGATTCGATGGAACTTTTTCGTAGGGGTGTGATCTACGGACTGAACAAACAATTTCCGATCAACTATCCGACCGTCGATATCGCCGTAAGCCGTGTTTTTCGTGGAAAACTCCAATACCTCCTGGCGAAGAAGCCCGGTGAGCGAGGATGGCGGTTTGCTGGTGGTTTTAAGGACCGTGGTGACGTTTCTTTGGAGTTCGCAGTACTCAGGGAAGGTGGAGAGGAACTTTTGCGTAAAGGGGTTAATCCCAACGAAGTTTTTACGAAACCTTTATACATTTGCAGCATGAACGTCAACGACTGGCGTTACCGAGACAACCCGGATGGCATCATCACTACCTTTTTCGAAATCAATTTCCTGGGTACTGACGATCAGCTTGAAGCGGGCGACGATCTTGCAAACGGCGGAATGATTCAGTGGTGGGATCTGGAAGCAATTTTGGACGCAGATATGGAAGGCGAACACGTCAACTTGCTGCATGAACTTTTGAAATTCAAAGGATATTCCAATGCTTGATCTCGATCTTCCGGTAGTCTGTGTCAACTGCAAAAAGAAGTACATGTGTACGCCTGCGAATGATTATTATGGTCCCGAAGGTGTACCACAAGATAACATTAGCGGTCGCTGTTGGAATTGTATGCTTAATTCGCATGGTTTCGAAAACAGTCCCGAGCCAGCAAACCCCAACGTTTTACAACCAATAACACGAGTGAAAAATTATGTTTCCTGAATCAATCACAACCAAAGAATTGGTCAAACGCATTCACGCTACTCCGCAGCGGGGAGTCATCTTTGCTACTGGTGGTGGCACCGACATTTATCCGATGCTGCTCCGACGTGGTGGCGGGTCCGCTACGCTGCTCGATGGTCAAATTCCGTACAAAGAGACCAGAACCGATGAACTTCTTGGTGGCAAGCCTGAGAAGTACGTTAGTGAGCAAACTACGAGGCAATTAGCGATGGCTGCTTACATCCAAGCCATCAAAGGCGAACCGAAATTTGATGATGGACGATATTTCAAATCTGCGCCTCCTCCGTTCTTCGGCGTAGCTTGTTCTGTGTCCTTGCAGAAGACACCAGAAGAACGGGCTGGCCGCATCCACTACATCTATGCAGCTTTGCAGACTGGTAATAAAACGGTCTCGCTCTCATTGGTGCTCGATCCGACAAATCCCATTCGATGCTCCGCATTGACTGCGGAAACTATTCGTGAAAATGAAGAGTATGCCACATCACTTCTGATGCTGAATTTGGTAGCTGAAGCCTGCGGACTCAAAGAACGAGTTGAAACCGGATTGGAAGCTTATACGATCCGTACTGAGTCCACTTTACACAAAGCAACTTCTCTTCTGCCGGGATTGATCGATGGCTCCGTCCAACGCATTGGAATCGTTGTTGTGAATGGTGTATTGGTCGATAGTGTTAACGGGCGAGATTGGTGCGGCTGGAGAGATGCTGTTCATTCTGGTTTGATTCTCCCTGGCAGTTTCAATCCGGTCCACGATGGTCATTACGAAATGGCCGATTACGCATCGACCCTACATTGGTCCGGTAAAACTGAATTTGAACTAAGCATTCGGAACGTTGATAAGCCGCTCCTGGATTTCATTACTATCGAGAATCGGATCAAAGCTTTCAGAGGAAAGCAGGTAGTCTGGCTTACCAATGCGCCGACGTTTCTCGAAAAGGCAAATTTGTTTTATGGCGCTACCTTTGTCGTTGGTTACGATACGGCGAAACGGATTGTTGATGAGAAGTATGGTCCGATAGATCCGGTAATGGAAACCTTCAACGAAAGGCGAACGCAGTTCATCATCTTCGGGAGGGAAAAAGATGGAGTCTTTCAAAGCGGCCTGGACGAATTTCCAGAATCGTTTAAACAGCTTTCTGTGGCAATTACTCATCCACTGCGAACGTCGGCTGTCTCGTCTACAGCAATCCGCCATCAGCAGGATGCCGCATCTTCATCTTGAAGATTATTTGAAGATGTATCATTGCGATCTCAAGGTCGCTCGTGCTAACATGAAAGCAGTAAAGAAAGCGATGGTAAGAAGACGACATGCAGAACGACGAACTAAAAGTTAGAGCAAAGTACACCTACTTACCACGAAATGGTTGCTATCTTGCCTCTTCAAAGGTTTACGATGAATGGGGTACGGGTACGACAAAAAAAGCGGCAAAAGAATCGTTGCTTCGAGCAATTCAATCTATAAGAGATAAAGAAAAGGAAACCAACAATGAGTAACATTATCATCCCGAGAGGGTCAAGCGAACGAAGTATTACGAGGCGCACTGACGCTTACAAGATCAGCCATCACTTATTCTATGAACCCGGCATCAAGTGGATGTACGATTACATGGAAAGCCGTGGTGGAGAGTTTGGTGACATCACACCTTTCGGAGCACAGGCTTTGTGTTGGAAGGAATTCACCGGACCTCGTATCACAGTCAAACAGGTCGAAAGTGATCGCAGATTTTACAAAGAGTTTTTTGGCTTTGATGGCGTCTATGATTATGACGCCTGGATGTTCATTGCACGAGAATTGGATGGCATTCTGCCTCTCGAAGTCTGGGCCTTGCCTGAAGGTCTGAACGTTCCGGTTCGCACTCCGATTGTGACCTACTTCAATACTCACAAGGTCATGGATCACATCATCAACGGCCAGCGCAAAATCATCAAAAACTTCGGTCACAAAGTTTCGATGCTGCCGGGATTCCTTGAACCGACGATGTTTCACGTCTGGGCACCGACGACAGTCGGTACTTACTCCCAGCACATCAAGAAAGTGCTCTATCAGGCTCTACAAGAGACTGGTACGCCGGAAGCCATCCGATACATGCTTTGCGACTTCGGATTGCGTGGCGTGTCTTCTTTCGAGTCTGCTGAGGCTGGTGGTGCGGCTCACTTAGTTCACTTCTCGTCTTCGGACAACATTCCGTCCATCGCTTACATCAACGAATTTTACGGCGACGGAAAGTTCGACCAACACGGTGAACCGACTTACTTACCGTGTAATGGAGTCTGCGCAACCGAGCACTCCGTCATGACTCATAAAGGTTTGGAATACGAAGCCGATGTAGTCGAAGGCGTTTTTGAAAAATGCCCGACTGGAATCATTTCCATCGTCGCTGATTCGAAGAATCTATGGGAATTCGCATCGGACATCCTGGGTACTCGTTTTCGTGAAACCATCATCAATCGTAATGGTTTGACTGTCGGTCGTCCTGATTCCGGTGAACCGATTCCTACCATGCTCAAATTCCTCTGGCTGCTTGGTGAGAAGTTCGGAACCCACCTGAATTCGAAGGGCTACAAGATGCTGGGCCTGCCGGAACACAGGGGCAAGATCAAAGCTTTGCAGGGTGAGAAAAACACCTATGATGCGATCTACGATATGGGTCGTGCATTGAAAGGTGCGGGCTGGTCGATTGATAACATCGCTACCTTCGGTCAAGGTGGAGCGCTGTTACAGGGTCACACTCGTGATGAATTGAACATGGCCGTAAAGCTGTCGGCTCTCGAAGACAAATACGGCAACGAACGCCTTGTCTACAAGGACCCGATTACCGATCCCGGCAAGTATTCGAAGCGTGGTCGGTTCGCTGTCCTGCGCAAGCAGAATCCGGTTACTGGTGAATCCAAGATTACCTGGGAGCAGTTGAAACCGGGTGAGGAAAACCGTGAAGGTAACCTGCTTCGCCCGATCCTACGAAACGGTGAAATGCTCCATACCGACACGTTCGAAGAGATTCGTGAACGTGCCGACGAATGGATGAAAACGGCCTAGATACGTCTACTTGACATGGGATGTCGAACCTGTTATACTGGTCTTTTATGACATCCCATGGTTCAGTAGCAAAGTCGGTTCGCCAAAGAAAAGAAGCCCATCCTGAGTTGTACTGTGCGGTCCAGAAGTGTCTCTGGTGCACCGACGAGAAGTACTGTCCAAATCACAAACACCTGGAGAAAAACAAAAGCAATGTCAATGTCAACGACCGTAGTGGGAATTAAGCCGCCTGACGCTACTTTCCAAAAGATGTTCGATGCGTACAAAGCCTGTGAGGAAGCCGGGGTCGAAATTCCCAAGGCTGTAGATAAGTTTTTCAATGGAGAAATCCCTGATCCGGCTGGAGTAGTTGTAAGTTTGCGCAACAAACCGGGTTGGGGCGTCGAACCTTGGGAGGATGAATCCGCATCTGGTTTTGAGGTCGATCTGACCAAGCTTCCCAAAGACATCAAAGTCCTTCGCTTTTTCAATTCCTGGTAACCTTATGACGGACGAACAAATCCAAAAGAAACTCGATCAGATTCAAAAACTCGCCAACGAATTGGACGATGAAGCCAAAGCCCGGTACGGTCATTCGGGGAACATCTTTCTCGATGCCGAGGGCGGAATCCACATGATGGATGGCGACGAAGACGAAGGAATCTATGAGCGGCAATCGCATATTAAATTCTCTTGTAAAGGAATCTGCCGGATGGGTGCAGGAGCTTGGTAATGAAACAATTTTTGATGTTCACAACCTTGCCTCACTACGAACTGGGAGTTATGTGTGTCGTAGCTGAGAATGAAGAAGAGGCGAAAAGACAGTTCCGGCTCTTTTACGGGAAAGAACCGCATGAGACGTTTTCGTCTGAAATTGGAATTGCAATCCATACCGAATTTGACGTGGGATAAAACATGAAACTGAAAATCAAATCTGTGCAAGTGATCGAAGAGAGAGATTGGTCCAATCTTGTCGAAGAGACTTATGGGCGTCCTTACAACTTCCAGCAGCAAGACGGGTGTCAAGCTAGAGGAACCCATAATCTAACTGTTCCCGAGGACGACAACGATGAATATATGAACGATTCCGTGCCGGAAATCGTCAACCACGAAGAGATGGGCGTGAAGTTTGCCGTCTGGCTTGCTCGTGATCCTAAACAACCACTCTGTTTCGTCCTTACGTCAAATACCCAAGAACATACCATCTTCCATGGAGTCCTGGTCTGACGGATGATGATCGGCGGCTCCCTTCGACTAAAGTTTTCGAAGGTAAGATGGTCGTCATTACAAAAAAGATGGATGGAGAAAATACGACTCTCTATCCAGACTACATGCACGCCCGCAGCCTCGAAGAGGAGCACCACGAATCCCGAGGTTGGGTCAAGAAACTTCATGCCGACATTTGCTGGAACATCCCAGTCGGCTGGAGAATTTGCGGCGAGAATCTTTACGCACGACATTCCATCATCTATGATGAATTGCCATCTTATTTCATGGTATTTTCGATCTGGGATGAGAACAACATTTGTCTTAGCTGGGATGATACAGTCGAGTACGCAGGCGTCCTGGGTTTATCTACGGTCCCTTTGATCTACCGAGGAATTTGGGACGAAGAATTGGTTCGTGAACTTGGAAACAAAATTGATACTAACAGACAAGAAGGCTACGTAGTACGAATCGCTGACGCATTCCCTTATGGAGCGTTTCGTAAGAGCATTGCAAAATGGGTCCGTAAGGGACATGTGCAAACTACTCACAACTGGAAAATGCGTACAGTTGTAAAAAACGGATTACGCAATGACACCACAACTCAACAACCATAAAAAACCTCAAACCGTGTCGTTCATTTTTACGGATCACTTTGTCGAACGCATGAAAACCCGGCTCCCGGCTGACTTTGAATTTCCTTCGGTAGGATCTTTCGTTCGCCTGCTTACGGTCGAAGATACTCTTCAAGAAAAGAAGATGCTTCTTTTGCTAGTTCACGGAGGCGCTATTGTCTGTCGCTGGCATGGACCCGCCAATCAAATTGTTGTCATTACCGCTTACGATGACGATCAATTACATCGGCTCCAGGCGAGACGCAATTCTCGTTTCATGCCTGTAAATTCTCGCTGCTATGAAGTTGCTTCTATTCTACTCCCGGCTAAGACTTTGGTGAATGCAGCATAACGCTACATATTCATCAGGATGAAGACCGGACTAGAAATCAAAATCATCGAATGGCCTGACCAAAGTAGGCATGTTGCTGTTCATTTTTTAGTGATCGATCAGATGGTTACAATGAATGCAGAAAGCGCCAAACACCTTGCGTTCTTGCTAATGCAGTGTGCAGATTTCATTGATCCGCCCTTCTCCGATGCCAATCCAGAGTCAGAAAGCATTTTCGGCCCGTATGAACCTCAGAACGAAGAGGACGACGGGGAAGATGAAAATTTAGGTGCATCTACTTGACTTTGGTTTCAAACCCGGATAAGATATAGATAGAATGTCAGCATACGCAGTTATGGAACAACAAAAGACCGTGGTCATTTCCGCACAGGATAAGTGGACCAAGGCAGATCAATTTGGCCGGGAGAAGATGCTCGATGTCATCAGTGAATCCCGCTCTAGAGCTTCCCTTTCGTGGAAGAAACTCCCTTACATCGTCAAGCTAAACCTCTCCAATCGAAAGTGGACGGCCTAGATACGTCTACTTGACATTTTACCAAAATCCTGGTAAGATGAATCATGGACGAAATTCAAGCCCTTATCAACGTAGATCCCGATTCCATTGACCTGGACGCATCAGAACCATTGTCTTTGGAGCAACAACATCAAATTCTCTTCGGTTTCCGAGGCGATTCGGTGGTGAATGACACCCTCGATCCGACCTCTCGTGCCGTCTATGCGGTCGCTGGCCCTATTGCAAAGGCTGGTATTGCCATTGGCCTTATCATCGGCATTGTCGGTGCCGTGGTCGGAACTGCCATCGTTGGTGGCCTTGTTTATTGCATCTTGAAAGGATAACTTCGTGAATTACCGATACCAAATTTTCCTCAATGAAACTTACGACCCGACCAGGGAATACTCCCATTTTGACGGGTACGTTCCCGGCGCACATATGGAACAGGTTTACTCTGGAACCGTCACTGGCGACGAGGATATACCTGGATCAGTACGGTGCAGGCGTCAAGTTTTAGAAGACCTTTTCGAAACGTTCAACATCGCTCATCCTGCCGACTACGCAAATCGGTCGGTCAGCGTCGGTGACATCATCGTCATCATTGACGAAGAGTGCTGGGCGACGGCTTACGCCTGCGAAAACATCGGCTGGAAAGTAGTCGATAACTTTGATCCCGAGGTCAAGAACCCTTTGTGGACTGATTATCGGTCGAGAAAGGCGGGCTGCTAATGAACGCCTGTTGTATTGTTCTGACAGACAAAGAAGCGTTTCGAAATGAAGTCCTGCGGGATTTCATTCCGAGTCAACTAGAGAGATATTATGACTACGTTGTCCTGGTCCCTTGTACGACCGAGGAAGCGTTAATTCTCTCTATGGACTTCTTATCTCTGATGCCGTGTTTTGAAGAGAAAGATTATTGCGGGACCGTTCTGATCGAGGATAAACTTCACCGAGTTTTTGTTGTTGGATAGTAGTTGACATGTCATCTCATCTGTGATCTAATTGATGATGTTATGGAACCTCTCACACTGACGACAATCAAACGGCAAGTGACAACTTACAGCGATCAAGAGCTTTCACCGGGCGCAAAGCGCTGGGGCTTGACCGTCGATCAAGAACGGCAACGGCTTGGCTTCCTGCAATCGGAGCAAGGCGAATGGCCTGTGGGCCTAAGACGGACTCTTTTAAGTGCGAAGGCAGGAAACTATCCTGGTGTTCCGACCTTCTCTAGCGATATTCTGAATTGGAGTATCGTGACGTGGTTAAAGTCGCAGCCTCTTTCGGTTGCGGCCTAAATACAGACGGCCCTATCGTCTAACAGGATAAGGCATAGGTCTTCTAAACCTAGAATCGAGGTTCGAGTCCTCGTAGGGCTACCAAAACTCAAGAAAAGGATATGCTTTGAAAAAAGGTTTCATTTTCGCAAAGACATCAACCGCTCTCTTTTACTACGATGTCATTAAATACTTTGCAGAAAAAGGTATTGAGCTAGTTGAAGTTTGGGATGATGAATGCAGGTTCACTGTCGTCCTGGGTGGAGATGGGAGCGTTCTAGGCGCATCTCGTCAAGCACATCAATATCCAATCTTCGTCATCAACACCGGGCACCTGGGATTTCTTACGTCGTGCTCGAAAGAGAATTACCGACAAGCCATCGACGCCTTTCTTGAAGGTCATTTTACTTCTACTGTCCGTAAGCTGTTGGAACTCACCATTGGCGACAAAAAATTCACAGCTTTGAACGATGTTGTAATCAAAGATTTTCCGACTGGCGACGGTCTTGCCCGCTTAGTCGAATTGAGCCTTTACGCTGGAGATGAGCTTGTATGCCATTACCGGGCTGATGGCTTGATTGTTTCGACGCCGACAGGCTCTACAGCTTACAACCTCTCTGCGAACGGTCCTATCGTTCATCCCAACTGCATTTCACTTTTTGTCGTGACGCCGATTTGCCCGCAGGGACTTTCACAACGGCCTTTGATTCTCCCGGCTCGATACGGAACGGAACCGATCACGCTTAGAGTGAAATCTGACGACTGCAATTTGTTTGCGACTATCGACGGCCAGATAGGGTATCGACTGCAAGGACAGGACGCTCTCATCAAGTTCGATGGAACTTCTGTTGAAGTCGTAAACCCGGATCTGAGCTATTTCGAAATCTTACAAAAGAAACTAGGATGGGGGTACAAACTCGTATGATGACTTACACCGAAGCCAAAGCCAAAGCGTTAGAGGATGCTCATCGATATGATGAAGTTTGCCTGATCATTCGAGAAGTAGACAACCATGAAAAGTTTCTGGTGGTCTCCGAGAATGCTATGGTGATCGTCATCAATCCGACCGAGCGATTTGTAGCGGTCCATCCCGATGGAACTTGTCTCGCACTTCACCGGGATGCGAAAGATCTTGTATGACCCTCGATAATCAATTTCGAGCTTCCATGATTCGTGGGTTCGCCCAGCGATTAGTCGGCCCATGTAACGATTACCAGATCATGTTGGTTGCGGCCTCCAAAAAAATCATAGTCAAGATGACCGGGGTTCTGGAAGACCTCAGTGAAGATGATTCGATAAAATTGTACGACTGGCTTAGTAGAGAAAAATGAAGTTTCCTTGTCGCTACTGCAAAAAGGAACACCATACCCTATCCGCTCGTCTGAAATGTGAATGCGGGGAGTCTTTGGAAAGTTCAATGGAACTCGCTGACAAGTTACAGCGAGAAGAACAGATTGAACTGTATCATCAAAATGAAGGTAAGTTAATTGTCACAGATCGCCGCACGTCTTCAAAGATGCAAATGTAAATACCGTTGTGGCTTCTGAACTTTCATTACTCATTCCCGATTTTAGAAAAAAGGTCATTGACGTTCTGGCTGCTTGCGCTGCAAGTGGACACCAGATGGAGTCAATTTCGACTATCATTACGCCGTTAGAGCAGGCAAATCATTGGAAACAAGGTCGTTCGGTCACTGACGCTGAATTGAAAACACTCGCCTTAGAAAAAGCTGGTGCTCCTTATTTGGCAGAGTGTATGCGCTGCGCTAAAGCACACGAAACAAACCTAGTTACTGATACTCTTCCTGGGTTTTCCTGGCATCAATGGGGTGAGGCGATTACCTGCGTCTGGGTAGATAAACGATCCGGCAAACTTTGCTGGAACATTCAAACTCTCGGTTATCAAGTCCTGGCGGCACAAGCTGAGAAAGTCGGCCTGTTCGTAACCGGATCGGAACTGCGGTTGCGAGAGAAATTCCCGGCAGACCTATTTTCCCTCCAAGAAATCGACGCCGAGATGTTCAGAAGGTATACAAAATGAAACTAGCCAGTGGAATACTTCCCTTAGCAGACAATACCAAGCAAATATGCCTAGCGTGGCGGGCACCGCAGATTCCAGAAGGAAATTGTTGGGGCGTCATCGGCGGCATGTTGAAAGACGGAAAAAGCTTCAAAGAGAATGCGCTGATCGAACTCGAAGAAGAAATGGGCTACGACGGCCCAATAGAGCTTCGCCACGCCCTCAAATACCGGGTTCCGGGGTTCACCTACCAGAACTTCTTGGGAATCGTCCCAGAGCCTTTTACGATGGCTCCGACCGATCCTGAATTTGCCATGGAAACCAGCTTCATCGAATGGGTGTCCTACGACCAACTTTATGAAATGGTAGACAATCGTTCATATCAGTTTCATAAAGGGCTGTTATGTTTGTTGTACGAGAGCCAGAAACAGATTTGGGAGATACTCCACGACCAATGAAACAACGAACGCACTACCGAGCAGTATTTCTTTCGGACTTTCATTTGGGGTTCCGAGGTTGTAAGGCGAAGCAGTTACTTTCGTTTTTGAAATCGATTGAATGTGATCATCTGTATCTGGTAGGCGACATCTTCGACATGTTCGCCATGAAGAACAAAATCTGGTGGAATCCAGATTGTACAGCGGTCCTGCGGCGGCTGTTAAAGATGGCGAAGTTTGGGACAAAGATCACTTACATCATCGGGAATCACGATGACCCAATCCGACATTTCATCCCGTTAAATTTTGGCGACGAAATTGAGATTGTCGATGAAGCATTTTATACGACATCATCCAGCCACAAATACGTCATTCTTCATGGTGATGTTTTTGATTTTGTTCCTAAGTGGCTTACGATTTTGGGGAGCCATCTTTACGACCGTATTGTCATGCTAAGTTCGGTCCTGCATCATACCCGAATGGCAATGGGTTTCAAACGATATTGGTCCCTAGCCGCTTTTCTAAAAAAGAAGACGAAGCGTGCGCTGTCAGCAATCAAAAGTTTTGAGACTGCGGTCACTCAGTACGCCCGCCATAAAAAATGCTACGGCGCTATCACCGGGCACATTCATAATGCAGTCATCAATATGGAAGATGGAATTGAATACGTAAACTGTGGGGACTGGATTGAATCGTTAAGTGCGGTGGTCGAAATTGAAGATGGTTCGTTGGAACTCATTCACTGGCACGATATGACGAAGGAAGGGATAGAAGATCCCATAGTCCTAGCTGCGTAATCTCATTGAGAGTTTCTGTGACGGTGTGATGTAAGATTGCAGTTCCACCGTTCTCTCGCCATTCCCTTACGTTCGTCGGGTGGTCATCAATCAGCAGACTGTCGGGATTAGAAAATTCTCTCTTTTCTTTCCGACTGACGATGAAGACTCGATCCTTAGTTATACCTAAATTGTCGATGCACCATTGGATTTTTTCAGCGGGACATGATGGGTAAATGTCAGCGGGAGGAGTGGCAGAGAGAATGAACGGATTGTATTGCCGAAGTTGATTCCAGAGAGATTCGGCTCCTGGCATCCATTCGAGGTTGAGCCAAAAGTTGATACATGTATCGGACAAGTGCCTGAATTTTTCCGGGTCGGTGCCGAGAGACGGGTCGTTAAATTCTTTTCCTAAAGCCTTTCTAGCGCCCGCCAAGAAATTGACAAGTACTTGATCCAGATCAACATAAACTTTCATCTGGTTCTCAGAATACCACGGATCTCATTTTTGTCCAGCGGAGTTGACAAGATTTCATCTCGTGGTAACCTAAGATAGTTCAACAAAGAGGCAGATGAGTAATCGATATTACACGAATATTTTCCGCAGTGGAAATTACCTATATGTAAGAGAAGTAAAAGACGGCAAACGTCGCAGATTCAAGACCGAGTACAAACCCACCCTTTACATTCCCTCCAACAAGTCATCCCAAAAGTTCCAGGCCCCTGATGGGACACCTGTCGAGCCAATTAATCCCGGTACGATGGGGGATTGCTACCAGTTCATCAAAAAATACAGTGAAGTCGATAACTTCAGCATTTATGGTAACACAGGCTACGAGTACGCTTACCTAAATGAGAATTACCCAGGCGTAGTCGAATACAAGTCATCCCAACTAGTTATAGCTAACATCGACATCGAGGTCGATTCAAAGAATGGCTATTGCGAAGCCAAGGATGCCACCAACGAAGTCACAGCCATCACCGTAAAGAGTTCGCTCGATGGCATCTTTCATGTCTTCGCCTGCAAACCGTTCGATGAGGTTGCTTACAACCAAGAGCATCCCGATAGTCAAATCTCATATCATCAATGCGAAGATGAAATTGATTTGCTATGTCAGTTCCTCGATCTCTGGGAAACTCTGGAGCCGGATATTGTAACCGGATGGAATATTCGAATGTTCGATATTCCGTACTTGGTCAATCGAATCTCTCGCATCTTGGAAGAGAACCAAGTCAAGCGCATGTCTCCGTGGGGCATCGTAAAAGAAGGCACCGTCAACATCTTCAACAAGCCCGAGATCGTCTACGAATTGGCGGGCATTAGCATCCTCGACTATCTTCTCATCTACAAGAAGAACGTCCTTGAACCTCGTGAATCGTATCGCCTGGATTACATCGCTCAGGTTGAATTGAAAGATGCCAAAATTGATTACGGCGAGTACGGAACGCTTCAGGAATTGTACGAAAAGAACTTCAAAAAATTTGTCGAGTACAACATCCACGACGTTCGTCTGGTAGACCGCATCGATCTCAAACGCAAGTTGATTGAGCTTCAGTTATTGGTTGCCTATCACGCCAAAGTCAATTACGTCGATGTCTTGTCTCAGGTGCGGACCTGGGATACATTGATTTGCAACACCCTGTTAGAAAAAGGAATTGTGGTTCCTCAGAAATCGGACGTTGACAAGAACACCCAATTCATCGGTGCCTTTGTCATGAAACCGATTCCCGGCATGTACGAATGGATCGTCGCCCTCGACGTGGTTTCGCTCTATCCAAACATCATGCGGGCGCTGAACATGGGAATGGAAACCAAGATTCCATTGAAAGAACTGACGCCGGAAATGCGTCGTTACCAATCTTACATCAATTCTCATTTGGTGACCGCCGATGATGAAGGCAAGATGAACGTTAATCCCACGACCATTACTCAGGCTTTGTCGGATGAACTCATCATGCATTTTATGGAGCATGAAGTCACGGTCGCAGCGAACGCTATTTTCTATAAGAAATCTCCTCAGAGCTTGTACTCCGTCATGATTGAAGAACTCTTCAACAATCGTGTCGCTTACAAGAAACGCATGAAGCTGGCTGTCAAAGAACTTGACACCTGTACCGATCCAGTTCGCAAAGCAGAACTTGAAACCGAAAAATCCATTTTCGATCTCAAGCAGCACGCTACCAAGATCCTCCTGAATTCACTTTACGGCGCTATGGGCAACCAATACTTCAGATTTTTCGACGTACAAAACGCAGAAGCGGTCACAACAACAGGTCAGTTCCTCATCCAATACATCGGCCAGGGAATGAATGACTTCCTGAATCGGAAGCTCAAAACCGAAGGACAAAAATTCGTCGTCTATTCGGATACGGATTCGGTTTACATTACCCTCAAATCGGTAGTGGACAAATACTATCCTGAAGGCGACGTGATGCAAAAGACGGCCTTTGTCGATAAGATTTGCAAAGAAATGATTCAGCCGGAACTGGATCGGTTATTCACTTATGTCAGTGAGCGATTTTTGAATGCCGCTACCAACACCGAGGGCAAAGGTTACTTGGCAATGAACCGGGAAATCATCGGTGACAAGGGAATCTGGACCGCCAAAAAACGCTACATCGTCAATGTCCGAGACAAGGAAGGAATTCGTAAGCCAAATGGCGAATTGAAGTACATGGGCGTCGAGATTAAAAAGACGACTGTGCCGAAGTTCTGTCGGGACGCCATGGAGAAAGCTGTCCGTATCGTCATGGAAAAAGACCAGCAGACTTTGTTCCAATTCGTCTCTGAGACTGAAGCCGAATTCCGCAAACAGCCGATTGAAAATGTCAGCTTCCCGAGGAGTGTCAACGGCCTAACAAAGTACGGTCATCCGCATACTACATACATCAAAGGAACACCTTTCCATACCAAAGGGGTCCTTACCTATAACAGACTTATCGATCAACACGGAGTAGTCGGCCACTATCCAAAAATCAAAGATGGTGAGAAGATGAAATTCTTCTATCTTCGAGAACCGAATCCGTTCGGCGTCAATGCGATGGCTTTTCTTACTACGCTCCCGACCGAGTTTGGTGTCGAGGAATATATCGACTGGGAAATGCAATGGAAGAAGAGTTTCATTGAACCTTTGATGCTCATTCTGAATGCAATCAAATGGGACACCCAGCCACGGGCTTCGATCTCATTCCTATTCGAATACGATGATGACAATAATGTCACCCTAATTGATCCGACTCTCGAACAGGATGACGATCTTGATCCTGAAGATGACGAATATGATGGACATGAATGCGAAGAAGATGAATGATCTGGATGAGTTGTTTGAACTCGATGAACGACCTGGACCGATGGAAACTCTGTTTGCGGATCACTTCAGAAAATCCGTTTTAGAGTTCGCTTCGACAGAGCTAGATAATCCATTATGTGAACATTGTAAGCAGTTTCATCCACTGCTAGAGAAGGCCCCGGTGCGTACTATGTACGCCAGCGGAAACCAGCCACAGCCTTTACTTTGCCCCGATTGTACCGAAGAATGGATGGAGTATTGGGATGGAATGTGGAGTGACTATTATGGTGGTCTTTTATAGACAAAATCCATATTCGTGATGTAATAGATTTAGCGCCAGAAGTAGTGGCAGGAGAAAGGAGTGCCAAAGAAGAAAGAAGATACAAAGAAAGCGGTCGTTAAAAAAGCGGCGGCAAAAACTACGAACAAGAAATCTGAAGGTGCATTTTTTGATGATCTCATGAAGGCTGCTGGAGTCGATATTCCAGTTGCTTCTAAGGTGGATGAAGTTGCGGTAACCAGTTTCTTCAGCACCGGATCGATGGCACTTAATGCCCTGTTGTCCGGTTCGCTAGACGGCGGATTTGCAGGCAACAAGATCACTGCATTGGCAGGCGAAGAAGCTACTGGAAAGACCTTCATTGCGCTTCAAGCGGTCGCAACCTTCCTCAAACTCAATCCTAAAGGTCACGTCTTTTATTTCGATTCCGAAGATGCAATTACCGAATCGATGATGTTAGATCGTGGAATCGATACCAGCCGGGTTCACAAACAACGAGTCAATACGATTCAGGATTTCCGTTACAAGGTCATCCATCTTATTGATGCCTACCTTGCCAAGCCAGAAGCACAACGTCTTCCTATGTTCTTGGTCCTGGATTCGTTAGGAAATCTTTCGACGTTGAAAGAACTGCACGATACACAATCCGGCAAACTGAACAAGAAAGGCGAAGACACCAGGGACATGACTCGAACACCTTTGATCCGTGGTTTATTCCGTGTACTTACCATCAAGCTGGGCGAAGCAAAGGTAGCTCTGCTAATGACTAATCACACTTACGCTTCGATGAATCCCTATGGTCCTTCAAAGACTATGAGCGGTGGTGGTGGTCTCAAGTACGCAGCTTCGACCATCGTTTTCCTTTCGAAGAAATCGTTCCGAGATGAAAAGGACAAGAAAGAAGTCCTGGGTTCGATCCTTACGGCAACATTGGATAAGAGTCGGTTCACTCGCTACGGAAAGCAGGTAGACATTCTCCTGCGTCATGATCGTGGCCTGGATCAATATTACGGTTTGTTCGACCTGGGAAAGAAGTACGGCCTGATTAAGATGGTCGGAAAGGAATACACCTTCCCTGATGGGCAACAAGCTTCTCGCAAAGACATCGCAGCCAAGCCTGCGGACTTCTTTGATACGCCCGTCAATCGAGCCGCTTTCGAAGAAATGGTAGCAAAAGCGTTCTTGTTCGGAAAGGGCGAGGAAGCTCCTCTCGATCCGATTGAATCTGACGATGAAGTGTTTGAAATCGATCAGGAAGATTCTAGTGGCTGGGATTCCGAAGACAACGTAGAGAGTGCCGTCGAACAGATGGAAGAACAGTTCGAAGCCGAAGAAGAATAATGTACGAATCGTATTTGAAGACATTCCGGTATGAAAAGAGCGACACACCTTTCTGTGCCGTCCGCTTACTAGTGGAACCTTACCGGAATGTCCTCCTTTACGTGGGGAAAAATGTTCAGGAAGATGAGTCACAGCGAATTGTATTCGACTACGAGATAGTATCTGTGCCCGAGACATTTACTGAGCAAATGATTAACGAAGATTTCGATCAACTGATCGGCGGCATTATGCTGGCCATCATTGAACAGGGAAATTATGCGCAACCTGATACTCATTGATTATACCAATTGGAAAGGGCAGAGGACCATTCGTACAATCAGCCCGCCATTTACATTTTACGTCGGTAGCACCGAGTACCATCCTGAACGACAGGCTTTGGTCAAGGCTATCGATGTCGAAAAACAAGCGTACAGGACTTTTGCGATGAAAGACATACACAATTGGCTTTTCAGCCAGGAAAAAGAATGGATAGAATTGAATCAATTATACTTAGAGGTCTGATGCAAGATGAGCAGTTCATGCGACGTGTGCTGCCGTTTATCAACGCTGAATATTTTGATGGAAGAGGTTCGAAGACAGAACGCAATATCTTTCTGAAAGTCAAGGACTTCATTGACAAGTTCAACACCTTACCCACCAAAGAATCATTACTCATTGACTTAGAAGGTACTCACGGGGTCGCCCAAGATGACCTGGATGAAATCGGAGAATACCTCAACACCCTGGAAGTTACACCAGAACAACCCAACATCGAATGGTTGGTCCAGAAAACCGAGGAATGGTGTCAGGAGCGGGCCATTCACAATGCCGTTCTTGAGGTCATAACCATCCTAGACGGCACCAACACCAAGGTGGACAAGGGAATCATCCCCAAGCTTTTACAAGACGCTCTAGGGGTCTCATTTGACCCGCATGTCGGTCACGATTATCTCGAAGATGCCGACGAACGCTACGAGTTTTATCACAAGATTGATTCACGTATTCCATTCCATTTGGATTACATGAACATGATCACCAAGAACGGTGTTCCTTCCAAGACGTTGAACATTTGTCTCGCCGGAACTAATGTAGGCAAATCTCTGTTCATGTGCGACCTTGCTGCCAACTACTTGATGCAAGGGAAGAAGGTTCTTTACATCACGATGGAAATGGCCCAGGAGCGCATCGCAGAACGTATCGATGCGAACCTAATGGACCGCCCGCTAGATGAACTAGCCTTCGTTCCAAAAGAGTCGTTCAAGAAGAACATCAATCGGATCAAAGAACGAACCAAAGGTACTTTGATCATCAAGGAATATCCTACGGCGCAGGCTCACGTAGGACACTTCCGCCATTTACTCAATGAATTGAATCTGAAGAAACAATTCAAACCGGATGCAATTTTCATTGATTATTTGAACATCTGTGCATCTAGCCGGGTGAAAGCCAGCAGCAGCGGCGGCATGTACGAATTGGTCAAGTCGATTGCGGAAGAACTCCGTGGATTGGCTGTCGAATTTGATGTGCCAATCTGGTCAGCAACCCAGATGAATCGTGCGGGATTCAATAACAGCGATCCTGATTTGACTAACACGTCAGAATCATTTGGTCTCCCGGTAACTGCCGATTTCATGTTCGCACTGATCAACAGCGATGAACTGAAAGGTATGAACCAACTCCTCGTCAAGATCCTCAAGAACCGCCATGGTGATGTCAACATGCGGAACAAGGAAAACGGAAAGTTCATGAACAAGTTTGTGGTCGGAATTGATCGCAGCAAACAGAAACTTTTCAATCTCGAAGAGTCGGCGCAAAAAGACATCACGCAAGATGACGATATCGATAGCATTGGAGATGGGGAAGCCGCACCTACGTTAGCAATAGAAGAAGCTGACGGGCCAGTTTTCGACATCGACAAACCGACAAAAGATCGCCCATTCAAAAGCACAGAAGAAGCCGCAGAACGACGCCGCAACACGACGCCGTTGAAAGCGGATGGCTTCAAACCACAAAGCGCTTTCAAAGCAGCCGCAGGCGCAAAGAAACTGAAGGTATAAAAAACTATGTCCACTTTTTTGACGGATTTTATCCGTGTCTACGAAAACGCAATCCCCAATAACATCTGCGACGAGATCATTACTCGTTTCGACAAGTCGGAATTTGTCGCAGAAGATGTCCAAAAGACCGAAGATGAGCAACAACTTATGGTCCGCTCCTGCCTTGAACTGAATCTTTCGAAAGACGATTCGTTCAAAGATGTCCAGGGAGCGATGACAAAGATTGTCGAACTCGCTATCGGAAAGTATCAGTCTGAAATTCCGACCCGTACATTTCCGAAGGAACTTGGACTAGAACACTTTCGCATCAAGAAATATCGACCGGGCGGCACCGATGGGTTCGCTTATCACGTCGATGTCAACAGCCACGCCAGCGCTCGAAGGTTCCTTTCGTTGATCTGGTATTTGAACGATGTAGAGCAAGGTGGTGAGACGTTCTTCCCACATCCTAATGTCCGTGTCAAGCCAAAGAAAGGTCGCCTGCTGCTATTTCCTTCGCTCTGGAACTATCCTCACTCCGGGGAACCGCCAGTGTCGAATGACAAGTACATTTTATCCACATATCTACATTACCTGTAACCTGTTGAAAAAAAAAGACTTATTTCTCCAAACGCCATTTGGTGTAAATATGATCCATGTATGGAATCGTATATACAATTACAAATAAAGAAAATGGCAAACAATACGTAGGGCAAACGACATGGGTGTTACGAAAAAGATGGAATGCTCATGTCGCCTATGCAAATAGGAAAGACAAACCACCATATTTGTTATGTCAAGCAATCCGCAAATACGGACGACAGGCATTTGTCGTAGAGCAAGTGGACCAAGCTTCATCGTTAGAGGAATTGAACAACAAAGAAGTTGAATGGATACTCAAATTAAATACGTTTGGATTTGATTCTGGGTACAACATGACAGAAGGTGGTAAGTGCTGTCGGCATCTTAACAAAACAGGACGAATTCATCCAATGTACGGAAAGCGTCATTCAGAAGAAACCCGCCGAAAGATGAGAGAAAATCATAATCATATTTCTGGTGAAGCCCACTGGAGCACCGGAAAGAAGAAATCTCCAATAACGTTAGAAAAAATGCGTAAAGCTTCATTGGGGCGCAAACAGACCGTAGAAACAATCGCAAAACGAGTTGAAAAAATCACTGGTGAACTAAGTTCACGAGCTAAGTGGTATAAGATCTTCTCGCCGGATGGCACAGAATTTTTTCTTAAATCCTTACGACATTTTTGCATTGAAAACGATCTAAATTACCACAGTTTAGCAAATACAATACGACGTGGGACTGCTATTAGTAGTGGTCCTAGCAAAGGATGGAAAGTCGAGTTAATATGAAAACACCAAGAACCGAAGTGTTCGCAGCGATTGAAGCGGAACTCCAACACCAGTACGACAGGTTTAAAGAAAATCCGCACGAGATCGACTCCTTTGCGACTTACATCCGTCGCTATTCGACCATGTTGGACGAGTTGGCAACGACCGCTACGGACCCCAATGAAAAGCTCAAGGTGGTCCGTCAAATCGCTGCGATTGCAGTTCGCTGCATGGAACAGCATGGCGCACCAAAACGGAACCCAGGATTATTGTGAAAATCACTCCGATGTTCGCATGGTATGACTTCTGGATTGGCGTCTACTACGACCAGTCCAAAAGACGTATCTACCTCTTCCCATTCCCCATGTTAGGTATATGTATCGACCTTGACTAATCCCAGATCCATGGGAGAATAGGTAGTAGATTAAAGAAAGGAAAAACGGTCTCGATAAATATGTTGGGGCCTATTTCAAATTGAAGACTTACGCACAATTTATTGCCGAGAGCGTTGACACCGGGCTTTACTCCTATCGCAAGCTCAATGCTCAAAGTGCAGAATTTATGAGCCTTTGGATGCAAGAAAACCGCATCCCTAACCCAGTCTCCTCAAACGAACTTCATTGTACGGTGGTCTGCTCGGAAGTCTCGATTCCTGGCTATGTACCTGATAACACGCCTGTGATGGTCAATCCGGCGTCGTACAAGATCAACATTTTAAACAATGTTCTCGTCGTAGAATTCAAATCTGATCCGGTAGTGGTGCAATGGCAAAGAGCCATGAACATGGGAGGTCGCAGTAAGTGGCCTCGATTCATTCCGCATGTCAGTATCTCATACAACATGGGCGAATGGTTCGACCCGACCGAATTAAAGCCTCCTCCTAGTTTCCTAGTACTCGATCAAGAACAATGTCGCCCGATGATTGATGGCTGGGCAGCAATCAATTCCGTACAAGAAGAAACTGAAGAAGTCCCTAGCATTTACATTCCTCAGAACCATCTCAACGTTCCGAGAGAAGAGATGCCGCAAATATCAGAAGCCGACAAGTTAGCTTTCATCGATTGGTTGGAAGCACAGGGCATTTTTGTCCAGTTCATGGATGTCCAGGTCGCTCTCCTGCGGTCGGTTCAAAGCGAAATCAATTTGAAAAAAGTCGAGACCCTTTCGACCAGAGAACCCCATCCAGCACTAAACAAACCAGTTATCATTTCCAAAGACAATTACATCCTGGATGGTCACCACCGCTGGTTGGCGATCCTGAATCGTGATCCTTACCGGGCGATAGAAGCTTATAGAGTCAATTTGCCTATTGGTGATCTATTGGATGTAACTCGACGTTTCAAAAAATCTAGGTACGTACAGGCAAATGCAGCGTAAAGACCAGATACAAGTTATTGGTTCTGACCACAATTTAGCAATAGGCGCTTTGTGGACTCGCCCAACCCGGCAATTCAACTCCAATGAAAGACAAGTGGTTGAAATTGTAAGAGAGACAACTGAACCTAATTGGGGAAAACGTTTCAAATTGAAATTCTGGTACGACGTTAAATACATACGGGAAGCTGAAGTAATTGTGCGTGTTCCCCAGGCTATTGTGGATCGCATAACTTCAATGACTAAATATGCTTAGACAGATGAACATTAAAAATTTGCCATTGTCTCTTTTG